ATAATTGCAGATAAAATTTCAAAAGCTATGCGCAGGGTCGTTGGACGCTTAAAAGGTGCGTTGCGTCGGGCCCTACCAACGCGCGCGCCCGCGCGGGCGCGCGGCGGGGCGCGGGGCGCGGCGGCGGCGCCGCCCCGGGGGCGCCGGGGAGCGCGGCGCCGAACCTGGCAAGACATCAAGTGAGGTTTATTGTGGAAGAGAATGTTTTTTCTTTATCGCCGCTGTATTCCAGGACCGAGACCGGAGCAATCCAGGTATGGACAATAGAGGTCGAAGGTAATAAGTTCCGAACAATCAGCGGACAACTGGATGGTAAAAAGATCACGTCCGAGTGGACTGTTTGCTTTGGCAAAAACTCTGGCAAAAAGAATGCGACCAGCGATAGCCAGCAAGCTGCCACAGAGGCAAAGGCCAAGTGGAAAAAGAAGCTTGAGAGCGGCTATCGCGAAAGCATTGACCAAATTGACCAGCGAGCATTCATTGAGCCAATGCTTGCTAAGAACTACGAAGATTACTCGCAGGATATAAAGTTCCCCGTATTTTCTCAGCCTAAATACGATGGCATCCGCTGCGTAGTAGATGCTGCCTCCATGCGCACAAGGAATGGCAAGGCGATAGTCAGTGCCCCTCATGTACAGGAGGCACTGCAGCAAATTTTTGCAAAATTTCCAAATTTGGTGCTTGATGGCGAGCTTTATTGTGACAAGCTGGCAAACGACTTTAATAAGATTTGCTCCCTTGTAAAGAAGACAAAACCGGGCGAAAGCGATCTCGCAGAGAGCGCAGCTAGCATTCAGTACTGGATTTACGATATTGCTGACGCCAGCATGAGCTTTTCAGAACGAACTGCCTGGATTAGCGCCAACATAAAGCAAAGCGACTGCATAAAAGTGGTCCCAACCGAGACCGTTGATAGTACAGAGCGCCTGGACGCCCTGTACTCCCAGTATATGAATGATGGCTACGAGGGCCAGATGGTGCGTCTGGACGGCAAGTATGAGTTTAAGCGCAGCCGCTACCTGCTAAAGCGAAAAGAATTTGTAGACGAAGAGTTCGAGATCCTTGGGCTGATCGAGGGCGAAGGCAACAAGACTGGCATGGCAGGATCTATGATATTTAAAAATGCCGCCGGAACGCAGTTTAATTCCAATATCAAGGGCGACCGGGACTACTTGCGAGGTCTGCTGCAAAACTCTGGCAGCCTTGTGGGAAAGCAAGCCACAGTAAAGTATTTTAATCTAACGCCAGACGGCGTGCCGCGATTTCCTTATGTTGTCGCGATCAGAGACTATGAGTGACCAATGAAAATAACAAAAACATCAAACGCTGGAATCGAACTAATCAAAAAATTTGAATCCTTTGCTGCAAAGCCATACAAGTGTAGTGCTGGAGTTCCAACAATTGGTTATGGCGCGACATACTATCCCGATGGCCGCAAGGTCACACTCAACGACCCGCCTATCACGGAAGCATACGCGGTCTCGCTACTAGAGGAAATGCTGAAAACTTTTGAGAAATCGGTTGACTCTTTTTGTCGAGACGACGTTACACAGAATCAGTTCGATGCACTTGTATCATTTTCATACAATGTTGGTACAGCGGCCCTAAAGAAGAGCACTCTGCTAAAGAAAGTAAATGAAAATCCTGCAGATCCAACGATCCGCGATGAGTTCTTGAAATGGAACAAGGCTGCTGGGCGGGCACTCAAGGGCCTGACGCGACGCCGCGAAGAAGAGGCAAGCCTTTACTTCAAGAAATGAGAAGTGGCTTATGACAGAGATACTGCATATTCTGCCTGGGCAATCAGTAGTCGTTCGCTTTAAAAGCGACTACTGTTACGACGACAGCGGAGCGGCACTCTTTGAGGTTGAGCGGCAGGATATTCCATGGCAAAATAAATATACTCTGGAGTGCAGCGCTGAGCTGTTCGAAGAAATACAGCGCCTTCGGGAAAAATACGATTTTGCAAGCTGGGAGTTCGAGCTGTGCAACCGCGGTAATAACGAATTGACGATCCTTGCAAATCAAGAAATAGATCACACAAAGGAAAGCAAAGATGAAAAAGATCACACACAGCTGGCTCCAGAAGAATCGCGACTTCCATGATCGCTATGGCATGAAGCCGGTTATTAGCCGGGCGCCATGGTATTGGCGGCTTTGGTTTGCGGTAACCAACCCAATAACATACGTTCTGTTTGGGTTCAAGCGCCTATGATGCCGCGACTCTCCCTGCGCGCTGTTGCGGCACCCGGCTGGCGCTGGATGCCCGGAATGCTTGCAAATGGGCGCATCCTAGACTTCAGCCCAGCTGGAAGCGAAGTCATTAAAAGCAATTTTATTGTGACTAGCGTAGAGGGCAGCATCCCTAAGACGTCATGGGGATCGCAGTCTATATTGGATGCCTCACCGATCCTGGAAGATCCCGCGACACGCGGCTGCCTGCTGCAGCTAGTTCGTGAAGCAGCGCCCGGCGCGACGGCCACTACGTTTGTGACCCGCACATGGAGCGAAGCAGAGCGACGCGAGCGGCTGCGATGGATTTGTAACTATTTTATGAATGGCGAGTTCCACCAGGCTTCTGGAGAAACAGAAGAAGAAGCACTGGTCGTCGCATTAGAGCTAATCGGAAGGAAATAGAAATGAAAAATACTGCGAATATGTCTGATGAAATCGAGCGAATCGCCAAGCAATATTTCCATGTAGATACGATGGAAACGCGCCGATCAGACAGCGAAGACTTTTATGATGTTGCCATTTGGAGCATCAAGTCTGCGCTAACAGCCGCGTATATGGCGGGCGCGTCTGCTCGGCCACAGAAAGCAGAAGTAAATAAGCACGGAGAAACATGAAGCTGGTATACGTGGCTGGGCCATATCGCGGCAAGTCAACTTGGAAAATCGACCGTAATATTAACGCAGCCCGCGAATGGGGAATGCTTGTCGCTCTATGCGGCGCCTACCCGGTCATACCACATTCAAATACCGCTCATTTTGATGGCACGCTGGATGATAAATTTTGGCTAGATGGCACACTAGAGCTGCTGTCGAGGTGCGATGGCAGCATATTTATCCCAGGCTGGATAGCCTCTTCTGGCTCACGAGGCGAGTGGGCGCTAGCAGAGCGCCTGAATATACCAGCTCTGGATCTAGAAGAAGTGCCGCACGCGTCTTATCAGCCGACTCTTTCGGCGTGGATAGCCGGAATCAAGAAGGCAAAATGAATCAGTTGCTACTGCCCAAGATAAAAGCTATAATAGATGAGCTAGATGCCACCTATTTGCCAGAAGGGGCGCTTGCATGCGGCCCGTCGCGTCGCTGGACCCCGGCTGCACTCGACACCGAGCTGCTGCTTTGCAAGGCTGAGATAACAGGCTCTATAGGATTTGATGAAACTCTTGCGCTATGCAACAGGCTACATGAGCTAGAGGCGGAGTTAGATTTTATCAACTCGACATACGCTATCGACGATGATAGCCATCTGACAGATGGCGGCCTAAAAATGGCAAGAAACGCGCGAGCCCTGCTAGCACTTAAAAACAAGAACGCTAAATTGGCTGAAGCCTGCCGGGCAGCGCTGCGAGCAGTGGTAACTGCTGGCGAATTGTCAGAAGGCAGTAGAGATGCAATACTGCTTTCAATGTCCGCAGCGCTCGCTGATTAAACCCACCGTCTGTTGATTTATCCCGAGCCGATCCAGTTTGCACAACGGATCGGCTCAAATCTTTAATCTGTAAGATATTGAGACAAATTATGCTGCATGGTGCAGCTGGAGTAAAAATGACATCAAGTAGTCGGCCAGAATTTAATGTTAGCGATGTGCCAGAGCAGCTACCAATCCTGCCTCTGCGCAATAGCGTGTTTTTCCCAGGCGCGGTAATGCCGCTCACCATTGGTCGTCCAAAGACGATTCGCCTTATTGAGGAGACCATGCGCGAAAACTCTCTAATTGGCATTGTTGCGCAGCGCTCGCCAGAGATTGACGATCCGACTCCAACGGACCTTTATCAGGTAGGCACAATTGCTCGAGTAATTAAGCTTACGCGTACCGGCAAAGAGGGTTTTTCAATTGTAGTCGAAGGCCTTGCCCGCTTCAAGACTGACGAAGTTACCCAGACCGACCCTTATTTCTTTGCTCGCGTCACGCCGCTACTTGACGTAGGCGGCAGCGATCCAGATGCCGCTACTCTGGCCACTACAGTAAAAACCACTGCTCGCGAAATTGTCGACATGTTGCCAGAGATGCCTGTTATGGCCAAGCAGCTTCTCGAGAGCATCTCTGATCCCGGCCATCTTGCAGACCTGATCACTGCGAATATGGATGCGATGATCGAAGAAAAGCAGGAAGTCCTGGAGTCACTTAACGTCAAGAATCGCTTGAAGACCGTTCTCAATCTACTTAACCAGCAGGCAGAGGTTGCCAAGCTATCGAACAAAATTAACTCGCAGGTTAAAGGCGAGATGTCGAAGTCGCAGCGCGAGTACTACCTGCGTCAGCAGATGAAGGCCATCAAGGACGAGCTCGGCGAACGAGAGGATGACGAGAGCGGCCTAGAAGAGCTCGAGCGCCGGCTCCGCAATGTTGGCCTTTCGGAAGAGGCCGAGAAGGCGGCCAACCGCGAACTGCGGCGCCTGCGCAATATGCAGCCAACACAGGCCGAGTACACGGTGGCGCGCACCTATCTCGAGTGGCTCGCCGATATGCCGTGGTCAACCTCCTCGGTTGACAACCTTGATATCAGCAATGCCCAGCGTCAGCTTGACGAGGATCACTATGGTCTTGAGAAGATCAAGAAGCGTATCGTCGAGTACCTTGCTGTACGCAAGCTGAAGAGCGACATGAAAGGCCCAATCCTGTGTTTCGTCGGTCCTCCAGGCGTAGGCAAGACGTCGCTCGGGCGTTCAATTGCCGATAGCCTTGGCCGTAAATTCGGCCGCATTGCCCTTGGTGGTGTACGTGACGAAGCCGAGATCCGCGGTCATCGTCGTACCTATATCGGCGCACTACCTGGTCGCCTTATCCAGGCGATGAAAAAGGCCGGCACAACAAATCCAGTTATTCTGCTGGACGAGATCGACAAGCTTGGTCATGACGTTCGCGGTGATCCCGCTGCGGCTCTGCTAGAGGTTCTTGATCCAGAGCAGAACAATAGCTTCAATGATCACTACCTTGATCTTCCATACGACCTGTCGAAAGTACTCTTTATTGCCACCGCGAACCAGCTCGACACGATCCCGGCGCCGCTCCGCGACCGCATGGAAATTATCGAAGTTCCAGGCTATACATTTGAGGAGAAACTCAATATCGCCAAGCAGCACTTGGTGCCAAAGCAGATGCGCGAGCACGGCATTACGGATGCCCACATCGAGATTCCTGATGCGACGCTGCTCAAACTGGCGACGAGCTATACGCGAGAGGCCGGGGTGCGCAATCTTGAGCGCGAGGTAGCTGGCGTTTGCCGGGGCGTAGCGGTTGATGTGGCGAAGCACGACGAGAGCGCCGGAGCTTTTAATCGAGTAACCGTAGATGTATCGAAGCTAGATGATATCCTCGGTGCCGAGCGCTACTTCAATGAGACCGCCGAGCGCACATCTGTTCCTGGCGTTGCAACCGGACTTGCCTGGACGGCAGCAGGCGGCGACTTGCTTTTCATCGAGGCAACGCGGATGGGCGGCAAAGGCTCGCTTATCTTAACAGGTCAGCTGGGTGATGTCATGAAAGAGTCAGCGCAGGCTGCTATGTCATGGATACGCAGCAATGCTGTCGACCTAGGAATTTCGAATGACCAGTACGATCACTTCCTCGAGAAGAGCGACCTACACCTGCACTTCCCAGCAGGCGCAATTCCAAAAGATGGTCCATCGGCAGGAGTAACAATTACTACCGCAATTGTTTCCCTATTAACTGGAAAGAATGTGCGTTCAGATACTGCGATGAGTGGAGAGATTACTCTGCGCGGACATGTTTTACCAGTAGGCGGCATAAAGGAAAAGGTTCTTGCTGCGCACCGTGGAGGCGCTCGCAGGGTAATTCTGCCCGCCCGAAATGAAAAGGATCTGCGGGACATCCCAAAGAATGTTCGTGAAGAAATGGAGTTCATCTTTGCCAAG